AGCATCGCGACCACATACATCCCCACAACGTCAGGAGCAGTAAGCCGTGCCGCTGATGTCATCAGCGCATCGGGGGCGCTTGTGAGTGGGCTGATAGGCCAAACCGAGGGGACGATTTATGTGGAGGCTTTTATTCCAAAAATTCCAAGCGCATTTGTTATTGGAATCTCAAATGGAATCACATTAGGGGAAGCGGTTTACTTGCAAATTCAGGCTAATTTGGATTTATATGTACGAATACGAAGCGGAGGGTCAATAGTCGATTTAGTTATCGCTAATGCTAATTGGACTGCTGGATTAAATAAGGTGGCTTTTACTTATGGTTCAGGAAGTTGTTCTTTGGTTTTGAATGGTGGCTCGCCCGTTACAGGAACTGTAACCAATGTCCCTGCTTGCGATAGAATTACATTAGGCTCACGCATAGACGTTGCTGGAACTCTTTCTTTGACCGACCGCATCCGCGCCGCCGCAATTTACACGACAAGGCTATCGAATGACCAACTTCAATCACTCACCCGACTAACGTAATGGCTACCTTCCGCAAATATGCCTTCCCCAACGAAGCGACATTCACAGCGCTACCAGTGCCGCAAGGCTTCGCAGTGCCGCTGGGTGAAATAGAGGGAACTTACTGCGTCGACATTCTTTGGGATGCAGAGCCAAATGCCGAGTACCTGCCCTATGAGTGCTGGCCTCCGCCTGTCGGGGTGCATACCTTCCTTGGCTGGGATGACCAGTACGGCAAGGACTACACCGAGCGCGACGACGTATCTAACACACTAAACGAAGATTAACAATGATCGACTTCCTCAAATCAATCGGCATCAACCTCGGCCTGACCATCGCTGGCTTCTTCGGCGCACTACTGCTCGCACCCAAGATGAAGAATTGGAAAATGCAGCTGATCGCCGTGCTTTCAGGCACGCTATCGGCTACCTACATCGCGCCTGTGATCATCGGCATCCTGAACATAAAAGCACCGAATATCGAGTACGGCCTCGCCTTCATCGTCGGCTTTTCAGGCGTCAAGATCACGGAGGTGCTGGAAGTGCGCATCATGAAGCTGCTGAAGTCAACACCAAACCAATAGTATGAATATAACCCGACACGCAGCGAATGTTCACACCTTCGATTGCGATGGGAGGGAGGCGGAGTTTCTGCTGGTGAGCGACCTCCACTGGGACAACCCGAAGTGTGATCGCGACCTGCTAAAGAGCCACCTCGACGAAGCCGTGCGCCGGAACGCCAAGATCATCATGAACGGCGATACCTTCTGCCTGATGCAGGGGCGCGGAGATCCACGCAGGGGCAAGGATGAAATCAGACCGGAACACAACCAGGGCAACTACCTGCAGGCCGTCGTGAACGACGCGGTGCAGTGGTTCAAGCCTTACGCCAAGCACATCGCGCTGATCGGCTATGGCAACCACGAAACGAGCGTGATCCGCAATGTCGAGTTCGACGCCTTGCAGATGTTCGTCACGCTGCTAAACCACGAGTGCGGCACTGACGTTCAGCTTGGCGGCTACGGCGGCGCGATCCTGTTCGGCTTCACGCATAGTCCGAAAGCAAACCACCGGACGCGCTTTGCAATGCATTACTACCACGGATCAGGCGGAGGCGGCCCAGTGACCAAGGGCATCATTCAGGATCAGCGGATCATGGCGATGCTGGAAGGCTACGACTGCACGTGGCAGGGTCACGTTCACGAGTTGTACCACCACATCAACGTCATCACATACCTCAACCGCAACGACTACATAATTAAACAACGGCCTCTGCATCAGATACGCACGGCGACATACAAGGAGGAATACGATGGCGGCGTTGGAGGCTTCCACGTTGAGCGAGGCAGGCCGCCGAAGCCGCTCGGTGGATACTGGATGAAGCTTAAGCTAATTCATCTGAACACCAAGAAAATGGACACCCGCGTCATTGATGCGACGTTTACGACGACAAGCACCCGATAGGGTGTAAAGTGGTAGGAGGTGCATTGATTCGTACCTGATGGGGTGCAAAATGAAGGCGAATGATATTTAATTTTGTGACCTAATCAGGCATTATGCGAAACATCAAATACCTCGTCGTCCACTGCACCGCGACACCGCACTCAACTACAATCGATTCGATCCAGAACTACTGGCGTACCAATCTAAAGTGGAAGTCACCAGGATACCACAAGGTCATCAAACCCAACGGAGAGGTCATCACGCTCGCACCCGATGACACCGTGTGCAACGGCGTGGCCGGCTACAATTCGGTGAGCCTCCACATCAGCTACATCGGCGGCGTTGACAGCCGAGGCAACCCAGTTGACAATCGCACGCAAGGCCAAAAAGACGCACTCTCACAGGCGCTGCATGAGTGGCGATCTAAGTACCCATCCGCCAAGATCCTCGGCCATCGTGACTTTCCGAAAGTAGCCAAAGCCTGCCCATCCTTCAATGCGACACAGGAATATGCTCACATCTAATGATGTGTCTTATAATGTGCGGAAATAGCATTTTTAGTATTTCTTATGACACATTATAAACGTTGCGCGATTTATTGCCTACTGCTTTTTGGCTGCTGCCGGAAACCTGCGGAGGTGATCCGCACGAGCGCCGTCGTTCATACTGACCGGCAAGTCGTGACCGCTGGCAGCTTGACAGAGTTAACTCTTCCCGACCTGTGCGACAGTGCCGGGTTGATACGCCGATTCACTTTGCGCGACAGTGCTAAAACAAGCGTTCTAATCGTCGCAAATTCAGGCAGTGGCATTGTCATCCGTCTGCGCAGGGATACGGTCGTGGAGAGGCTCATTTTGCGCGATACGACAATCGTAGAGCGCACCGTTGTAGTTCAGCCGAAGAAGCGCAAAAGCAGGTGGCCGATACTGCTAATGGGGGCGATTTTGGGACTGCTCGCCAGCGTCGTTTTGTTCGCAAAGTTGAGGTAAGCGCGGAAAATCAAGGCTTGGAAATCGAGGGCGTTGGACAAATTTTGTCCAAAAGTGCCCCTACGCACTGGAAACGCAGAAAAAAAAATTAAAAAAAGTTTGTATCATATATATATATGTATGTATATTTGCATATACCAAAACGGTAGAAATTTAACCAACTAAAAAAAACCAACCAATGAAAGCAATTGTCAACAGAAATCAAAAGTACGGATGGCTGAATGGAAAATTCGTAAAAAACGAAGAAGTGCACGATGCAATCTTCAACCACATGAAACAACGCACGGCCAAGAAAATAATTGACACAGACACCACGCTGATGTACATCCTCGGCGCTCAAAAGTAAACAACCTGAGGGGCGCGGCTCACCAACGCGCAATCTTTTAACCTTTAACCAACCTAAAAAACCAACCAATGAAAACCAACACCCTTTACCGCGTCGACAGTTACCGCAATCAATCGGGATGCCTTGTCGGATTTTACAACACCCTCGCTGATGCTATGCTCGAAATTGACGGCACACCAGTTGGCGAAGAGTTTGACCAGTCAGGCGAGTATTCACAACTCACGACATTCACCGCACCTGATGGCATGCAAATGATGCAGGCTTGGACTAACGAACTGGCAGAGATCCAATCCACCGAATACTTCAATTAACCCTATAAACCAACCAACCTATGAACCACGACATCATTAGTTACACCCCGATCACCCTCGACAACGGCAACGTCGTTGAGGCCTACATCCACAAGCTGCCGAGCGGAATGTACGCAATGCACGCCGAATATCCGTTCAGGGCGAACAGCAACCCGACGCGTACACGTCAAATTGTAGACGCGGTTTTTCGCAGCCAACACCGCGACTGGTTTCGCTTCATCCGCTTCCAACGCTCATCAACACCTCTACCAATGCCAACCTTAAACCCAACCAAACCATGAACTTCATCCCTGCCTACCTCTACGCGTGGCATCGCCACATCCGCTACATGCTGGAGCGAACCGCAACGCCTTCAGCCAGCGAAACCAAAAGGCCGCTGACCTTCAACTACGAACTCTACGGCCGATACCTCCAAGCACGTCAAAACCTTCTAAACGAAATCTAACGATGCAACAAGCACCAACCCTTTGGGATCGCATGAGCGCCGAAGACCGCGCTGCCATCGAAAGCTACGAGCACACATACAGCAGGAATTTCTGCATCGATTTCCTCCGGCGCGAACAGTTTTACACACTCTGCACCTATATTGAAGTACACACCCTGCTAATAGTCCTGGACAAAAAACGCACCCTGTCTAACTTTCAAAACCTATTCTACCCATGAGCAACCTACTCCTGATCCTCCCATTCGTGCTATCCATGGTCTACATGATGGCTGACTTCCACGACCGCTGGTGGTGGTACATATCATTCTGCGCACTGCCTATTATTTATTTATGTATATTTGCGTAC